GGTATGCAGAGAAGACAGCGTATGCGATAGGAGCTGAGAACTTGAAAAAACCTAAGATTCAAGACTATATCTCCGAACGGATGAAGCAAAAAGAAAGCTCGTTGATAGCCACGCAAGACGAAGTACTCCAATACCTGACATCAGTGCTGAGAGGAGAGAGCCAGACAACAGACACAGTGTTAGTCGGAATTGGTGATGGCTGTCAAGAGGTGCAAGAAGTAGAAAAGAAGCCAAGCGAGAAAGACCGGCTCAAGGCAGCAGAACTGCTCGGCAAGAGGTACGGACTGTACACCGATAAAATATCGGCTGATGTTGATATGTCACTTGATATATCAATTGATTACGGTGATGGCGATGAAAATTAAGCTGCAAGCCAATAAGAGCTTCAAGGAAGTGGATAGATGCACCAAACGCTATATCGTGATGAAGGGCAGTGCCGGAAGCGGTAAGAGCGTGGACACGGCACAGAACTACATCCTGCGCCTGATGCATGACAAGGGCAGAAACCTCTTATGCGTGCGCAAGGTAGATGTTACCAACAGAGATTCAACCTTTGCTGAACTGCAAAGCGCGGTCTTTAAGCTGTTCGGGGACAGGTACTCCAATTATTGGTATATCAACGAGTCAGCCATGAAGATGCGCTGCAAATCTAACGGAAACGAGATTATTTTCAGAGGAGTCAAAGATGACGGACAAAGAGAAAAACTCAAGTCAATTACCTTCAAAAGAGGAAAGCTTACTGATGTCTGGATAGAGGAAGCCACAGAGCTGACACAGGCAGACTTCGAGATTATCGACGACCGACTAAGAGGAGAGCTGCCGCCTGGACTATTCTATCAGATTCGAATGACCTTCAATCCGGTATCTGCCACACATTGGATTAAGGCGGTGTTCTTCGATCGGGTTGATGAAGATGTGTTGACTCACTCATCGACGTACCTGACTAATCGGTTTATTGACGCTGCATACCATAGGCGTATGCTCAGGCGAAAGGAAGTGGACCCGGAAGGTTATCGGGTGTACGGGCTGGGAGAGTGGGGAGAGACAGCAGGCCTCATTCTACATAATTGGGAAGTCGAGGAAGTGTCACAGAACTATGAAGACTACGACGACGTAGCGGTAGGGCAGGACTTCGGTTTCAACCATGCGAACGCGATTTATATATATGGTTACAAGGATGGAGATATTTATGTACTCAAAGGCTTGTATGGATATGAAAAGGACACAAGTGAGTGGATAGCCGAAGCGGGTGAAATTCCAAAAGATAAAGTAATGTGGTGTGACTCGGCAGAACCTGACCGCATCAAGACGTGGAGGACTGCAGGGTGGAGAGCCCGGCCGGTGAATAAGGAAGCAAACAGCGTTAAGGCTCAAATAGACTGGATCAAGGGCAGACACGTACACATACATCCTTCCTGCACGAACTTCATCAAGGAAATAGAACAGTGGAAATGGAAATACGACGACGTAAGGAACATGTACCTCGATGAGCCGGTACCATTTTTCGATGATGCGATGGCATCGATGAGATACGGCATTGAGGGTTGGCGAAAACCGAAGGCGCACTTAAATACAGGACTGAAAGGCGGACTATAATGGCAGCACCAGACGTATACAGAATTGCAGACAACCAAATTATGGATGAAATACAGCTTACAAAGTACATAGCCAAGAACGACGAGAAGGTAGCCCAGAAGTACGAGAAGCTGCAAAAGGCTTATAAGACTGACTATGACATTTTTCATCAGGCAAAAAAGCCTGATTACAAGCCGGACAACAGGATAGCTGTCAACTTTGCAAAATATATCACAGATACCATGAACGGCTTTTTTATTGGAATCCCGATAAAGGTGAGCTCAAAGGACAGCTCGGTTGATGACTATATCAACTATCTAGATGTCTACAATGGCCAGGACGACAACAATGCAGAGCTTGCCAAGACTATGAAAATCTACGGCAGAGGCTATGAGATGTACTTCGTGGACGAAGAGGGAAATATTGGAATAACGTACCTTGACCCGATGGAGGCATTCATGATCTACGATGAGTCGATACTGATGAGACCTCGCTACTTTGTCAGAATCTACAAAGATACTGAGGGAATTCGCCACGGCTCCATATCGAACGAGACCACAGTTCGGTATTTTGACATTGACGGAGGCTTACGCTTCCGGCCGGACGAGGAAAGATTACACGGCTTTGATGGAGTACCGGCAACTGAGTATATAGAGAACTCGGAGAGACAGGGTATCTTTGAATCAGTGTTGTCAATGATTGATGCATACAACAAGGCATTATCAGAAAAGGCGAATGATGTTGACTACTTTGCGGATGCGTACATGAAGATACTCGGAGCTAAGCTCTCAGAACCGGAGCTGCAAGCCATAAGAGACATGAGAATCCTTAACTTCGAGGGAGAGGACGGCTCGAAGATTATAGCTGACTTCATGAGCAAGCCAAGCGCTGACACCACACAGGAGAATCTGTTGGAGAGAATCGAGAGATTAATTTTCCTGATTTCAATGGTAGCCAATATCAATGATGAGAATTTTGGAACATCTTCCGGCATCGCATTAAAGTATAAGCTCCAGTCGATGAACAATCTGGCAAAGACTGAGGAGCGCAAGTTTACAAGCGGAATGAATCAGAGATACAAGCTCATCTTTTCAAATCCGGTAAGCGGAATGAAAACGGATGACTGGCTCAAGATTGACATCAAGTTTACAAGGAACTTCCCGGCAAACGAGCTTGAGGAGTCACAGATAGCCGGTAATCTGTCCGGCATTACATCAAAGGAGACACAGCTCAAGGTCTTATCGGTTGTTGATAATGTCAATGACGAGCTTGACAGAATCAAAGAAGAGAATGAGCTCGATACAGAGGGCTACGAGGTGAATAGAGGTGTATTGGCAGAACAGACAGAAGCAGTTGACCAAGGCCTTGGAGAAGAGCGAGGCAGAACTAAAGAAGAGATTAACAACAGCATATGATGAGCAGTACTCGAAGCTCGAAAAGGAGATAGCAGCATACTATCAAACCTATGGGACCGACAATGTGATTGAGTACCGCAAGCTCATGCAGGCGCTGCCGGAAAAGGAGTACAACATCCTCATGCGAGATATAGAGCTCTTCTGTGTCAGGCATCCGGAATATGCACACTTGGCACCGGCTAGGCGCAGTGCATACATTATCAACAGGCTTGAGGGCTTGCAAATGTCTGTAGAACTTGAACGGCTTGAGCTGATGGCTGAGGAAGAAAGCCAGCTTAAAGCTCATCTCGATGAGATAGACAAGCGAGGCTATGAGGCAGTAATCGAAAAGACCGGGGCAGTCGGTACAGTCAACAGAGATATAGTCAAGGCGGTAGTTAATACCGACTGGAGTAAGTCAGGGAATTTCTCAAGTAAGATATGGACCCGGACAGCCAACCTTGCCAAGGTATTAAACTCCGAAATATCGGCAGGCTTTGCCAGGGGAGATAATTATCAGAAGCTGACAAAGACTTTGAGGCAGAAGTTCAGTGTAAGCCAGAATGAAGCTATGAGGCTAGTGTATACAGAGGGCACTTACGTGCTCAATGAGTCCACGGCTCAGGCTATAGAACAGACCTTTGACTACTACTCTATAGCCCCAATCGAGGACGGCAAGGCTTGCCAAGTATGTTTGGATATTGCAGCGAGTACTAAAGCCAGCCCGGTAAGATACTCGGCAAGAATAGCGGGTGTCAACTTCCCACCATTCCACCCTTGGTGCAGATGCTCAACTTACATTGTAATACCTGACAAGCAGGCATGGATTGAGAACTATGTCAGGACACACGGCGGTGATCCAACCGTCAGCTCTGAACAGAAAGACAAGGCTAGGGAATTAGTGAGGGCTTTTACATGAGAAAAATAGTAATCTGCGGTGCCAGATGGTGCACTCCATGTAAACACGTACTCAGCACATTGAGAGTACAGGTTGAGCAAGAGTGCCCCGGCACTACTGAATATATAGACCTGCAGGAAGAGCCACAGGCGATTGACAAGTACAAAGTATATAAAATCCCGATGGTGATACTCGAAGAGGACGGAAAGCCTCTGAGGAGCTATGTCGGGACATATCCAAACCATCTTGAAATAGTGAAGTGGTTAAAAGGAGAGCTGAATGATAGAGATTTATGAGACTTCGACAAGTCTGGCAGTGAACGGCCACGCCAATGCAGGAGTTAAAGGCGAGTCGGTACCATGTGAAGCGGTAACTGCCATGATTAACATGTTCGTAATGGGAGCAGACCATTATCAGAACATTGAGTATGAGCTTGAAAGCGGGCACTTTTACATCAACACCAAGCAGATAGTGTATGTCTGTGACCCAATACTCAAAGCACTTAAATTAGGCTTGCAATCCGTAGCGGAAGCATATCCGGAATACATCAGCTACGAAAAAGCATAGAACTGGCCAAGCATTGAAGCCATAAAAAGCTATGGAATGACCAAGCGTTGAAGTCGTTAAAAGCCACGGAATATAAGTTAAGCATTGGAACTCTAAACTATGGAAGGAGAAACGACATGAAAAAGAAATTGAACTACTGGACACAGCTCTTCGAGGACAGCACAGACGATACCAAGGGAGCAGATACCAAGAACACAGACACCAAGAGTACTGACGACTCTAAAGACAGCAAAGCGGGCGGTGACTCCAAAGACGACTCCAAGGGAGACGAAAAAAAAGGAGAACCCGAAAAGAAGTATACCGATGAGGATGTCAATAGAATCGTTCAGGAAAGGCTTAAGAGAGAGCGCGAGAAGAATGACGAAGCCAAGAAGCTTGAGGGTATGTCAGCTCAGGAGCGTGCAGAGCATGAGAGAGACGCACTCAAAAAGGAGCTTGACGAGCTCAAAAAGGCTGACGCACTCAACAAGATGGCGCAGGAAGCCCGTAAGATGCTCTCGAATGAGAAAATCAATGTCTCTGACGGCTTAGTCAATATGATGGTAACATCAGAGGCCAAGACCACTAAGGAGAATGTTGACAACTTTGTCAAGATGTTCAAGGCAGCAGTACAGGACGCAGTTAAGGACAGCCTGAGAGGCAAAGCTCCGGCAACAGGCGGAAGTTCAACTCTGACTCGTGCCGAACTCGATAAGAAACTGGCTGAAATTGCTAGTCCTGTAGAAAGACAGCGATTGATAGCTCAACACATTGACTTATTCACGAAAGGAAAATAACTATGAACAAGAACAGAACTATTGCATACAGAAAGCAGCTCTTCGCACCGGAGACAAACACCACAGTTGCAGCAGACCTTGAGCCGGTCATTTCGATTGACCATACCAACCAGTTGGTAGCAGGTATCAAGTCACTGCTCACAGTGCTCGGCATCGTAGACATGAAGCCAATGGCAGAGGGCACTACTGTCAAAATGTACAAGACCACACAGAAGAACACACCAGATCAGGTAGCAGAGGGCGAGATTATTGCTCTTACGAAGGTGGAGAGAAAGCTCGTTAAGACTTTTGAGCTCACGCTTAAGAAATTCAGAAAGTCTACCACAGCCGAAGCAATCCAGAAGGTCGGCAAGGATAAGGCGGTCAATGAGACTGATACAGTCTTCATGAGAAATATCCAGAAGGGTATCAAGGCTGACTTTTTCACGTTCATTAAGGCGGGTACAGGCATAGCCACTAACCTTGCAGAGAAGAAAGCTGCAGCTTCAAACTCTATCCAGGGAGCTATCGCAGGCGTATGGGCTAAGCTTTCAGCTTACTTTGAGGATATGGATGTAGAGCCTATCTACTTCCTCAATCCACTCGACGTCGCGACATACCTTGCCAACACAGCCATCACAGTACAGACAGCCTTCGGTTTTCAGTATGTAGAAAACTTCCTCGGACTCGGTACTGTAGTGCTTGACAATTCTGTAGAGGTTGGCAAGGCAAAGGGTACAGTCAAGCAGAATCTTGACGCTGTATATATCCCAACATCCGGAGCAGTAGGATCTACCTTTGGTATGACATCAGACGAAACCGGCATGGTGGCTATGAAGCACTTCCTTGACGATAAGACTGCTGCCATCAACACACTTGTGTTTGAGGGTGTGACTTTCTACGCTGAGGATGCATCAGGTATCTTTACAGCTCCGATTGCTGTAGAAGCAGCCGCAGCTGCAGCATCTGACGAACAGCAGAAATAGGAGGTAGCCGATGATAGACAGAGTTAAGGATAGAATCAAGAAAAGACTGTCTGATGAGGAAATCAATGATGACGTCATGGACGAAATCAACCAGATAGTCACTGACCGCTTGTGTCTGCGCCTTGGAGTATCTGAGGATGCTTTTCCGACTCTGTTTGAGTCAGTCGTGGTCGACGCTTGCGTCAAAGCTTGGCGCAAGTGTTACTACGAGGGCGTATCTTCTGAGGGAGTCGGCAGTCTGTCCAACACGTTCATTGACGACGTGCTTGCAGAATACGCAAGCGAAATTGACAGTTGGGTGAATGCCAACGAAAGCTCGAAGAAAAGGATGGTGCACTTCTTATGAGATGGACGCGAGTAACAATATACACCACAGTGGACGGGGCAGAGGACGAGCTCGGCAATCCTGTGGAGGATGTAGACGAGCTCTACAACGGCCGTGCGCGTATAAGCCCTTGGACAGATTCAAGCGTGCAGGCGAATGGTAGGGAAGTGACCAAGAATGAGATGCAGTTCGCGGTCCCTTGCGACTATGAGAAGCTCAAGAACGCTAAAGTCCTTGAGAATAACTGCAAGGCATTTGACATCACGGAAGTGACCGAACTAGCCCCACGCTGGACGCTGATAACGGCCAAGAGGTACAACACATGAGCATACAAGTAAAAGGCACAGACAAGCTTGTAGAAGCACTCTCTCAGATGTCACAGGCGAGGTTCGATGCAGTCTGTCAGGTCTCGGCATCGAATATATACAATCGTGGCAAGGCTGACGGAGGCACACCGGTAGACACGGGCGAGCTGAGGCAGTCATTAACAATCGGAACTATAGACCACGGCGCAGAAGTTGGATATACCAAGGACTACGCTCCACATGTCGAGTATGGCCACAGGACACGAGGCAGTGGGTATGTTGAGGGACAAAGATACCTTGAACGTAATGTGGAGAAAGAAAGACCTGAATTTAAGCAGCTACTAATTGACAACATAGAGAGGTTGGTGAAGTGATGCTACAGCAATTCAGCATTATCGAGCTGATAAAGCAGATACAAAAGACGGTGCTATCAGGTACCGGCAAAAAATGCTACGACCACGTAGAAAAGGGACAGGCTTCACCATTCTACTATGCAGAGTTGGTTCAAACTAAGCCCGCCAACACCAAGACTATGTACGTGACAGAGTACACAGTCAACATACATGTGGTGTCAGAGAGTGGCAAGACATCTGTCCCGCTCTTCAAGGAGATACAGGCGCTCGAAGAGGCTATGACGGCCGACATTGATATACCAGAGCCTTATGAGCTTATTTATCAAATGTACAATGGCATTCAGTCAGTATACAAAGAAAAAGATACCAACGAGAAACATGCAGTCCTTAACTATACGTTCAAGGTCTGCTACGGCTATATGATGAAGTAAAGGAGATACGATATGAAATACAACAAACAGTTATTCGGAAGCGAAGGCGCCTCAGAGACAACAACAGGCTTTGATAAGGGCGTTTACTGTGATTTTTCAGCGAATGCAGTTAAGGCACTCGCAGGCAAGGATATCTTACTTGCAGTATGGAACGCAGAAGGTACAGCAATCAGCGCTATCGCAGGTCAGCAGAGTCTTAAGCTTAATCGTTCGGCTGATTCTATTGAAGTAACAACCAAAGATACAGGAGACGGTTGGAAGGCGTACATCGCAGGGTCTAAGGAGTGGTCAATCGACACGGATGGTCTGTACATCAACACAGATGCATCAATGCAGGCACTCTCTACAGCCTTCGAGAATGGCGACCCGGTATGCATCAAAGTATACAACAAGAAGGCCAAAAAGAGTATGTTTGGCGGTCTTGCAGTTATTACAGACTTCCCACTTGAGGCACCTTATGACGACTCAATGACTTACTCTATCTCACTCAAGGGACAGGGCAAGCTCGTGGATCTGAGCTCTAACCCTGTAACACCTGACACATTACCTGCATAGCAAGCAGGGGCTATATGTCCCTGCCTATTTTTCAAAAAAAGGAGAAAATAAATGTTCGAAGTAAACGGAAAGCAATATGATTTTGATTTTAACACAGAGAGGGTTTCAATGGTAGAGGCTGCTGCTAAGACAGCTATCATGGGCGAATATTCAAACACCAACGGCTTATTCTCACTCAAGACTATGAATGTGATGTTTCAGCTTGCGGCAAAAGAGGTAGGCTCTGACAAGTTCCTTGGACAGTCAGAGGGCGCCAAGCTATTCGAGGATGCACTCAAGGAGAGGGGCTACGCCACTATTGCAGTGGAGATTCAGTCAGCCCTCATGAGAGATACACCTTTTTTATTCCAAGCCAACTAATCGCGAATGAGTATTTCGACGAGCCGAACGAAACTCCTGCAGAAAAAGAGCTGAGAAGGCCCTACCTGCAGGATATAGATTTTGCTTGGTTCGTTGTCAATTTCAACTATACGAAAGCCGATTATTTGGCTCTGACTCCACGCGAAAAAGCCTTCATATACAAGGCTTATGAGACTAAGACGGTCAATCAATCAACACTGCTAAGAGATACAGTACTGAATGCTATAAGCAACAGTAAGCGTAGGCACGGGACAAGCGTGTTTAAGCTATGGAAGAAGCGAGCCAAGAAGGCTGACATATCCACAGTTCGAGACAACATGAAAGTCATAGCAGAGATTGAGAAGAACGAAGTAGGTTGGATAGATAAGATATATGCAGCCAACGGATGGACAAGGAAGTAGGTGAAACATGGCTGACTATACATTAAGCGTTGACGTCACGGCGAATGACCACGCGAGCGAGACGTTTAAGAAAATACAGGACAATGCAAAAAATTTTAAATCAACCGTAGAGAATGCCGGGCAGTCCATGCAGAAGTTTGGCGAAAAGTCAGAATCAGTCGGCAAGAATCTCACCAAGTCAGTTACCACACCTATAGTTGGAGTTGGAGCAGCCACAGCAAAGCTTGCTACAGATTTTGGAAGCTCAATGGCCAAGGTTAGCACTATCGCCGACACGACACAGGTACCTATAGGAGACCTGAAAGAGTCTATCCTTGAGCTTTCAGATGATACCGGTGTGGCGGCATCTGACATAGCTGAGTCAGCATATCAGGCTATATCAGCCGGACAGTCAACAGGCGAGGCGGTCAACTTCGTTACATCGTCTACGAAACTTGCAAAAGGTGGCTTCACTGATGCAGCCACATCAGTAGACACACTGACCACTATCCTTAACGCTTACGGAGATAAGGCGGGCGACGTAACAAGCGTATCTGATAAGCTCATCATGACTCAGAATTTAGGCAAGACGACCGTTGACCAGTTGGGCGCTTCGATGGGTAAAATTATTCCAACAGCCAACATGTACGGCGTGAGCCTTGATAATATCACATCTGCTTACGTTACTACCACAAAGAATGGTATCGCTACAGCAGAATCGACAACATACCTTAACAGTATGCTCAACGAACTTGGTAAGGCGGGTACTGATGTATCAGACATGCTGAAAGAGAAGACGGGCAAGTCATTCCAGGAGCTGATGGAATCCGGTATGTCATTAACTGATGTACTCAACATTGTCCAGGAAGCTTGTGCGGAATCCGGCAAGTCAATCGGTGATGTGTTCAGTTCGCAGGAGGCGGCAAAGGGTGCGGCTACACTTGTACAGCACGCAGACGACTTCAACAGCGCCATGCAGTCTATGGCTAATTCAGCAGGTGCCACCAACGAGGCATTCAATAAGATTGACAGCTCAAGCGCGGAGAACTTTGCGAAAGCACTCAACCGCTTGAAAAATGCAGGCATACAGTTTGGCGAGGCAGTAGTACCTGTAGTAGTTCCAGTGCTCACGGAATTGGTAAGCGTAGTTAAAGGCGCGGCGGATGCATTTAACAGCCTTCCGGAACCAATGCAGGATATGATAGTTAAAGGCTTGGCTATAGCGGCAGCAGTAGGACCGGTAGTAACTGTATTCGGCAAAGTAACAGCAGTGGCAGGCAAGGTAACAAGCGGCTTCGGCTCAATCGCTGGCAAGCTCGGAGGTCTTGGAAGTGCAGCATCATCAGCAAGTGCGCCGGTATCAAGTGCGGGCGCGGCAACAGGAAGTCTTGCAAAGAACGCACTCGGACTTATAGCGGCAGGAGCTGGCATCTTATTGGCTTCGGCAGGCTTAGCGCTGCTTGCGTACTCAGCAATTCAGTTGGCTCAGGCGGGTCCTACAGCAATCTTAACTATGGTTGGAATGGTAGCGGCAATCGCACTGCTTGCAGTAGGAGCGGCGGCATTGGCACCGGCACTCACAGCCGGAGCAGCAGGGCTCTTGGCATTCGGTGCGGCTATCCTCATGGTAGGAGCAGGAGTGGCACTGGCGTGTGCCGGTGTAGCTCTACTTGCTACTCAGTTACCAACTATATCAGAATACGGTCAGTCGGCAGCAGTCGGAATTATAGCTCTCGGTGTGGCTCTGATGTCATTCGCGAGTGGTGCCACTATGGCAGGTGCCGGAGCACTGATTCTTGGCGCTGGCTTATTGGTAGCAGGTGCCGGAGCACTCACAGCGGCAGCAGGAGTAACGCTACTGGCTGTCGGAGTTGTGGCGCTCGGCGCAGGTATCATAGTCGTAGCAGCAGGAGTTAATCTCTTGGCGGCAGGGCTTGTGGTATGCGGTGCAGGGCTCGTAGTTGTGTCCAACAATGCAGGTACAGCCACGGCAGGGCTTGCAGCATTCACGCTTGCGGTAGCGGCAGCAATTATTCCAATCACGGCAGGAACAGTGGCAACGACTGCATTTACTGTCACAATGGTAGCACTTGGAGCAAGTCTGACTGTATCGGCAGGAGGAGCCACACTACTTGCAGCAGCACTTCTTGCAGTATCGGCTGAGATGGTAGTCATATCGACTACAGCCAACTCAGCAAGCAACGACCTTAAGAACATGGTCAAATCAATTGACATTGTAGACTCAGGAATCAACAACCTTAAAAAGGTGGCAAGCTCAGGGCTCAAGGCTATAGCTTCAGCATTTACAGCAGCAACACCGAACGTTACAGCTAAAGCTACCACAATGTCACTGAAAATGGATGATTCAGTCCACAAGGGCTTCACAAAGGTGCCAACTTATATCATGACGACCATGACAATGGCGAACGCGGTCACTCTGGCTCAGTTCGTGGCAATTAATGCCACTGTATCAGGGCAGATGAATCGAATGGTCGGAACTGTCAGAACATCACTTAACCAGATGAAGAGCGCCTTTGCGGGCACAAGGTTCAAGCTTAACACGAGCATGGCTTTACCACATTTCAGTATGAGCGGCAATTTCAACGCGCAGACCAAGGCAGTGCCAAAGGTACATGTGTCTTGGTACGCCAAGGCTTACGACGAGGCTATGATGTTCAACACTCCTCAGGTAGTGCAGGCGAATGGCTTCGGTGACGGACCGGGCAACGAAGTGGTAAGCGGTGACAGACATCTTGTTGAGTTGTTCAAGGAAGCTCTTGGAAGCTATGGTGGTGGCGATACTATCATCCCGGTATATGTCGGACAGGAGAGAATAGACGAGCTTGTAGTTACTGCAAAACAGCGAAAAGACTTCAGATCGGGAGGTAGATAATGTTAAAAGACTATCCAACGATTATTAATAATACACAGCTCTTTCAGCCAAATAAGTGGGAAGAGACAAGTGAAGTAGTAGAAGAGACATATAAGACTGAGGCTGGCACAGACCAGGTCTCAGTCACACGCTATGACAAGCTCTCGGTAGATGCTCAGTATAGAGTTAATTCAGAATGGCTCAAGCAGTTTAAAATGTGGTCTAAGGTTGACTCACTTGATGCATCAATCTATGACGCTACGGCCAATGGCTATGTCAACAGGGTGATGAGGATGCGAAATTTCAAGGACTCACCGATTGAATGGTCAGAGAGAATGGAAGACACTGACGGTATATGGGATGTAAGCTTCAGCTTGGAGGAATTTTAGATGTACGAGGTATCAGCAGCATATAAAAAAGCAATGAAAGAGCCAGTACATCGCTTCCTTATCGGCGGCAGCATATCCAATACCCCATTCTCTGACCGGAATGTACTGAAAGGCTCATTCTCAATCACTAATCAGTGTTCTGACGATTCGGAAATGAAGATAGGGCAGGTGTATGTCGGTGAGCTCAACGCCACGTTCGTTAATCTCAATGTAGAACGCTATTCATTGCAGAATAAGCTTATCAAGCCGACATTCAGCCGGAAGACAGCAGACGGATATGAGACTATCCCACTTGGTGTGTTCAAGGTGTCAGAGGCGTCATGGACGAGCTCAGGCATCGTTATCAAGGCTTATGACAACATGGCAGAGCTTGACAAGGGCTGTGACATCAACTCCGCGAACGGCACACCTTACGAGTTGGCGCTTCTTGCGTGTAAGTCGTGTAAATTAGAGCTTGGCACCACCAAGGAAGAGTTTAAGAAATTCGCTAATGGAATTGAAAACCTATCTATGGTGGCAGAAAACGACATAGAGACTTGGCGAGACTTTATATCCTGGGTGGCTCAGACCTGCGCTTGCTTCGTCACAGCGGACCGCTTCGGTAAGATAGTGTTCAGAGCTTACGGCGATACTGTAGTAGATACCATAGACTCAAAGCACCGATTCACCGGAGCATCATTCTCGGACTTTGAGACCCGGTACACAGGTCTTTCATGCGTTAATATCGGAGACAAAACCACATCCTATTACGGAATGGAAGTTGACGACGCCCTGACTTATAATCTCGGCTCCAATCCGTTCCTGCAGTATGGTGTGGACGATGCAAAAGAGGAAATGCGCCGGGCAATCCTGCATTCTTTGCAGAATATTTGTTATGTACCATTCAAGGCTTCAATGATTGGAGACCCGGTATATGACCTTGGAGATGTTCTGAGCATGTCAGAGGGTATAGCGGACGGCTCGAAGCTGTACTGCATCACCAAATATACATTCAATTATAATGGCGAGTATGAAGTACAGGGAGTTGGCAAGAACCCGGCTATAGCCAACGCTAAGAGTAAGACGGATAAGAACATCGCAGGACTGTTGAATCAGGACGATGAGAACCTTATCCACTTTACTGTTTTTACAAACACCGGTCCGGTGGTGGTAGAGGACAAGTCAAACCAATCTGTCTTTTCGATGCGCTTTATAGCGACAAAGACCACACACGTGGCACTTGATATGGAGATACTGCTCAACGTAGAGACTACGGAAGAGGGTGAAGAGTACCAGTGGGTTGAACACGATGCGGTGGCTAAAGTCCATTATTACATAGACGGAGCAGAAATAGACTTAAGAAAGCCTGTAGAGACATGGCAGGACGGTCAGCACATTCTGACATTAAGATACGACTTGCAGGCAGTAGATGCTGCTATCCATACATGGGACGTGTGGATTGAGATGCAGGGCGGAAGTGCTACTATAGATACCTACGGCATCCATGCGGTAGCGATGGGCCAAGGTCTTGCAGCAGAGAGCGATTGGGACGGAACTATCACGGCATCCGATGAAGTTGACAGATATACATTCAGCCTTGTTAGAGACTTCACAGACTTGGCAAGCACGACACTCAACACACCCGCTCGGGCTGTACCGGGTGACATACTGGCAAGATTCGACTTTACTAATATGTTTGGCCGTATAACTGACGGTAACCAGTCTTATGGCAATATGACTACATTCACTCCTTACGTTAACGCCAGCCGTGTAATGACTGATGCAGATTACAACAACACGACAGGATGGCAGGGCACCGGCGAAATTAAGAAGGGCACCAACAAGATACTTACCACTACAGATGTATACGGAGTCACATCGGTTGAGACCGCGTCACAAAACGCTGTGTTCTATGCTTCATTCGACAGTGGCTCTACTTGGGTCGGCTGGACATCTGAGGGCTGGGTTGAGAATGTAACAATGATTAAGAAAGAGATAGAGGCAGTGCCTGAGTCGACATGGAAACAGTACGACAAAGTAAGATTCAGAGTCTTACTTGAAGGCGGTGCCACACTCTATGCACTACATCTATACGGAGGTACATTACATGATTAAAGGACATGTAGCAATCGAATTGCACAATCACAAGACGGGGTTGAGAGACAGGATAGAGGGTGACAACATGATTACCAATGCACTTAACTATGTTATCCCGATAGTGATGGGCGGGAACACTTATGCCGAAAACTTAATGCCTCTTTGTAAAAAGGCACTCGGAAGCCTGATGCTGTTTGACGGCACCCTTACGGAAGATAAAAATAACATGTTCCTGCCGGCGGCAGAAGCTCATCTCGTGGCTTTCGCCGATAGAGGGCTTGACACGACACACTCTGATAGAGGGTCTCTTAACTCAGCAGAGACATATCAGACCGACACGGGCTATCAGTCGGTGTGGGATTTTTCAACATCACAAGCAAACGGCACCATTAAGTCACTGGCGTTAAGCCTTAACTACAGTTTCGATGGCAGCTATGTCCGAAACTCGCCTTACAATCTTGTTGGGCCGTTCAAAACATCAGGCCCATCTTGCAAGAATTTGAGTGACAAGACTAGATTCTACTGCTATGCACTATGTTACGACGTGGAAAATCAGTATCTATACTACATCGACCCGGAGCTTGGCGGAGTATCGCATAGAACCGAAAAAGACGACGATGGAAGGACTAAGGATCTGTACTCCACAGAAATCCACATTATGAAGGCTTACGTGCCAACGACAAAGTTTAAGCTGGCTGATTATCCATCACCAACCAATTATGGCGAGGAAGTGACATCGTTCACAATAGAAACAGGCACATCTAATACGGACTGTCGAGGTTATTTCAAAAATGGATATGATGGCTATGCGTATATGATCACACCTATGGGCACGGCGGGGAAAGTCGAAATGTACAAGCTTAAGCTGTCAGATTATAGCTTTGAAATATCGGAAGTTCAGACGTTTACCGTGAAAAGTGCAAGTTTCTATAACTACTATGGACATTCAACAGCCAATAACGGCTATGCGTACATTAAATCACTCAACAAGAAATCTATCTATATAGTCAATCTGTCAAATACCGTGGATGTGCAGGAAGTTAAGCTTCCGAACGATTGCACTCTGTCCGATGATTATCTGATGAATCTGAAAAATGGAGGGGTTAAATTTTCGACTTCCGACAGTCACTTCGGTATTTGCTATCCTGACGGCAAAGTGATTATTAATCAACAGAACGGAAACCATAGTAGCGACCCCATAAGATACAATCCGCAGCTCATAACTGACAATCTTGTGGTATTTGGACATAGAGCATATTCATATTATGACAATTCGAACGGCAACCTACTCAACAATTACCTCGGCACTATCTACAATCTGCCACAGCCGATAGTAAAGACTGCTGCAAGCTCCATGAAGGTAGTATATACGCTGACAGATATAGATTAAGGAGGCAAGCATGGCTAACCTTAAGATACATTTAGATTACAGAGGCTCAAGCAAAATCATCAAAAGACTGTGTCAGACCGTGAACTATCTCTCAGAAGTGGCAAATGGTGACATGCGCACTGATGTCTACGATGCAAATAATAACGGCATCGTGGACAATGCGGAGCTTGTGAACGGTCATGAAGTATGGAAGGATGTACCAGTTGACGCCAAGTTTACTGATACAGTCTACGATGATAGTTACTTGCAAGGCAAGGTAAGTGCCAACAACAACAATCTGCAGTTAATAATGCAGACGCTTTTCGACTGGAATGAGAACTACCTCATAGACAGCCAGGGTAGACAGATAGTTGATAGCTTGGGTAGACCTATATACACCTCAAGCTACAAATCTAAATTCGACACACAAGGAGGAAAATAAATGAGTGATACACAAGCACAGGCATTGGAATCGGCACGAATAGTTGACCAAAATCCTGCTACAGGAATAGCACCGGAAGACATGTTCATCATTGACTCTATTGCAAGCGGTACAAGGGCTATAAGTTATAAGGCCTTGTGCGATGCGATAGCGGTCACTCTTGGCATAGCCACAATCAAGGACACGGCAGATGGTGCTATGCAGAAGAGTGAATACGATAAGAATCACAGTGGGGCTGTTGATAACGCAGAAATATTAGATAATCACTCCGAGGAGGTAATAAATGGAAAATGAAGACATCGTTAGAGAACTTGCGGAGCAGGGCGAGCGAATCAAGGTAGCAAATGAGAAAATAGCTGACCTTGAAGAACAGCAACAGCGCATTCAAGACCTGACACTATCGGTACAGGAGCTTGCAATCAGCGTTAAGAACATGGTAGAGGTGCAGAAAAAGCATAGTGACAAGCTTGCTGAACTTGAGGCAAGACCGGCACAGAACTGGAACACTATGACAAGGACTGCTTTTACTACAATCGTATCTGCAATTGCAGGAGCATTGGCTCTTGCATTGGTCAACTCAGTAGCACATTTTATGTAAGGAGGATATTCTATGAAGAACTGTGTATTTAAACCAAGCGTTAATACCATTGAATGGCTCAAAGCAGCAGGCGTCAGAGCTGTAAAGACTATGGCTCAGACAGCTCTCGGAACTATCGGAGCCTCTGCTGTAATCTCAGCGGTGGACTGGCGTGTAGTCCTGTCCGCATCGGTCTTATCCGGCGTGGTCAGCATCTTAACATCTATTGCAGGAATCCCGGAGGTGAGCTCGAATGAAAATAATTGACGTTTCGCACCATAATGGCAACATTGACTGGCAGACAGTCAAGGGCAACGTAGACGGTGTAATCTTACACTGTGGCTATGGACAGGACTTGGAAAAGCAGGACGACCCACGATTCCGAGAATGGGCTACTGAGTGCACAATACTGGGCATTCCATTCGGAGTATACCTCTATTCATACGCCAAGAGCGTAGACAGAATAGAAGGAGAAGCAAAGCATACATTAAGGCTTATCAAGGGATATAATCTGTCGCTCCCTGTATTCTTCGATTCAGAGGAACCGGGAACCGAAAGCGTAGCTCAGGCATGTGCACTTAAGTATATGGAGATCATCAAGGCAGCAGGCTATGCAGTCGGTATCTATGCGAGTGAGTCTTGGTACAAGTCCTATATGTCGGGTATCAAAGACTGCCCACTGTGGATTGCTAAGTATGGCGTCAACGACGGACAGCCACACGTCAAGCCAAGCATCGACGGAATGTGGGGCTGGCAGTACACCAGCACCGGAACAGTACCAGGCATTAATCCAGGCGACCTCGATATCTCGGAATGCTACTCTAATGTTACATCAACACCTCAGAATGCGACACCAAGTCCGATACTGGTGACACCTTCTCCAACACCGGATGAGAGCTGGAAGGGTGACAAGTCAATCTATCTTGAGAATGACTATGTTGAGTCGTGGCAGCATGCCATGAATGTAGGCTTCGACTTAGAGGGAACTGACCGACTGTCCTGCGATCGCAAGTGGGGTAGAGAATCACAGGCCTTTGCAAGCGCACATAATCTATGGAGTGGACAGATTCATAACTGCCCTACAGCTATCAGGTGGTTAAGGACCATGCTGAGAGAAGTCTACGGATTCAACAAGCTTGACGATATCGGTGAGTGGACGGATTACCTTACTGAATGCGTTAAGGTATTCCAGAGGAATAGGGGCTTGACTGTTGATGGAATAGTAGGTAAGATTACAACATATTGGTTACTTAGTGGGCAAAAAAATTAAAATTTGCCCAAAATTTGCCCAAAAAAAACAATAAGCCTAGTAAATTCAAGGATTATAGGATGTGTCGTGTGGGTTCAAGTCCCACTGCCGGCACTATTTGCAAAACCCCGTAAATCCAAGATTTTCAGTAAAATCAAGGGTTTGCGGGGTTTTTATTTGCCATAAATCTTTCAAAAAATTAAAGAAATTAGGGTGTTTTTAAGAAAAATTTGCCCAAGATTTGCCCAAGACTTTAGCTGAGCGTTTGAATGTATTGACTGGCAAATTCCATCATATCTCTTTCTTTGTCAGCCTGAGCATGGCGGTACACTCTCTTCATGACATTGTCAGAACTCCAGCCACCGGCACGCATGATATAACTGTCAGGTATGCCAAGTGAGTGAGCCATAGAAGCGTAGTAGTGCCTTAAGTCATGGAACCTAAAATGAGGCAAGCCTATACGCTTCTGTAAGGCCGACAGATTATCCCACAGGTTAGTTGGATATCCTGCATAACCCTTGCCCTGAGCACGGAGCAGATCTACCGTGTAATCGTCTACATATATCTTCCGTGTAGACTCATCCGTCTTAGCAAAGTTCTTCAGCACAAGTTTATTATCCTTATTCTTGACAAGTGACTTGTTAATAGCCAGCATATTTCCCTTAAGGTCATCAGCAGTCACTGCACATACTTCGGACCGCCTCATACCATACACACCAAGGCGCAGAGCCAGCTCATACGATGTACCTTTGGAAGCTTCGAGTATCTTCCTGATGTCGTCGTCAGTCGGCTCATACGGTACATAGCGCTCACCGAGCGGTAAAGTGGTAGTGAGCTTAAGGTCAGGACGGTACATAGCCACGATAGGCGCTATAAAGCCGTGGTAATTCTTTACCGTCTTGGCTTTTCTTATCAAGGCTATCCTGTTAATTTCTGCCTGCACATCGGCAGATGACAAAGCCTTCATTGGAATGCTTAAAAATGCTTCACTCATTGAGCGCACCATAGCATTATATGAGCGCACAGTGGACGGAGAGAGGACGTTTTCCTTGATTGCTATATATTGCAAGGCACAATCCTTAAAAGTGCCCTGTACGGCGCCGGAAGGGCTTTCAGCATATATCTTAGAAAATACCTCATCAATTTCCCGCTTGCTTGGCAGATGGTCGAATAGAATACGATGCATATTTCCGTTAATCATCTTACGGACTCGGTAGCCGTTACCTCTTTTTTCGATTTTCATGATAACCCTCCTTTTGTTTTTATTCTCTGAAACGCATAAAATTTTGTGATATAATATTAATGAGTTAAGGATTGAGTTTAACTCATTCTCAACTCGGTTTTTCTGTTTTAATCTTGAACTCCTTATCAAGTTAAAACCCTTTAGCAATCCTTTCTCATACAAAAAACGCACCGGCAGTCTCCTCTGTCAGTGCGTTTTTTGGCATCTAATAACACCTCTTACAGGGAGTAAGTCCCATTTTCTTGGCATCATCTAAAGATATTTGTTTCGGATTTTCCATATTGCTACAACTTGAATTTCTGTGGTATTTACTTCCACCATCTACATACCACACCATATCAGCCTTATTGTTATCAGATTGCGCATTACTGTTGTCAGCCTGTACATTACTGTTATCAGCCTGTACATTACTGTTGTCAGATTGTGCATTACCATTACCAACTTGGACATTATCTGCACTCTCAGGAGCTGTTTGCAATGATGGCAGCGCATCATTACTCGGCTGGGCCTGCTGCTCAACATCTGATTTAGCTGTCTTTTGCTCGTATTTATCTTGCACACTTCCAATCCAATGCCATAGTCCGATGCAGATTATGATAATTACAATGAGCATTATTAGGTTCGTGTGGTCTTTCTTGACCTTGACCGGCCGAGGCGGTATGTATTGGGGCGGTATGTATTGGGGTGGTGCTGTATACCTTGGCGGTGTAGCTTGCCTTACCGGTTCCGATAGCGGCTGACCGCATACAGGACAGAATGCTTCGTGCTTAGAGTTTACAGCCCCACAGCAAGGACATGTGTCAGAGATTATCTGCCTAGTCCGTGTAGTCTGTTGACGATTAGAACCGGAACTGCTGCCACCAGAAACACTCTGATAATATAATCCGGTACCGGGAGCACCAACTGAGGTTGTGCGCCTACCGGAAGAATTAACTGTATAATGCACGCCTTTACTGCCAAAGGTCATGCCAACACTCTTCTTATTGACATTAAACTTTACACCAGGAGCAATCTTGAAGCTCTTCCTAAATCTCATTCCCATATTAAGACTTCCTTTCTCTGATAGTTTTTAAAAATTCAGCATATTCTAAAAGCCTGTCAAGCTCATCATGCGTATAATCTTTTGATGTGAACTCTATAGTAGTAATGCTTGGGTCGATAATTTTGGTTGTTTTATCTGTCCGACCAAGCAAATAGTCAATATCTACATTGAAATAATCAGCTATCAGCTCAAGCGTTTCAAAATTCGGTTGCCGTTCTCCACGCTCATACATGTTAATAGAACTTTTTGAGATGTGAAGTGCATCTGCTAGGTCTTGCTGAGTCATTTTCTTTTCACTTCTAAGAAGCTTTAAAATAATATTAAACTGTGCCATTTATCATACCTCCTTTCTTTGATTGCATTATAGCACGAAACGTGCAAAAAATAAATAAAAAATATTACAAAATGTGCTTGACTTCCGAGTACGATACGTGTATATTATAGTTATGCACGAACCGTGCACAACTTAATAGGGAGGTGAAACATTGAGTAGAAACGAAATCGTAGCCGAAAAGCTTGTTAAGCTTCGGGGCGATAAAAGCCGTGAAACGGTTGCAAAGGCTTGTGGAATCAGTATTTCAGCGCTTGCAATGTACGAAAGAGGTGAGCGCATACCAAGAGACGATATTAAAGTTAGACTTGCTGAATACTACAACCGTTCGGTTAACTTCATTTTTTTTGACTTAAATGAGCACAATAAGTGCACAAAGGAGGCACGATAATGCCAAGAGTCAGAGCATTAACCTACCCGGCAAGGGTAGTAGACAAAAGAAAAGTCCTTGCCAAGAAGTGCAAGCTCCGACTTGCTGAGTGTGGAGTCCGGCAGAAAAAGATAGCCAAGCAGCTTGGCATATCGGAGGCAGCGTTGAGCACACAGCTCAGCGGAAAGCTAAGCATCGAAACACTCATAGCCATCGCGGATATGACGGACTGGACAGCAGAGGAGCTGGGCAAGGCAATTAAAAACTAAATATGTAAATTATTCGAGCATTCAGTAGAGGGGCGCTATTTTATTTCCTTTTGTAAATTTTTCGATTTAATTGCGTAAGTGTATTTTGATTTTGTTGCTTTTTGACATACCTCTTGTTACTACGCGCCCATCTACTGAGTGCTCGGGGAAGGAGAAAACATGAGAAAGAAGATATACGAGACGCTCGGCTATGTCGGCCTTGCTGCGATTATGGTGGGAGCGTGCCTCATCCGGTACAGATACGGACAAGTACTCTTACCACTGGGACTGCTGCTTACTATTCCATGTCTTGTGACAGAACATGAGAATAATTAGCGGATGCAAGCCGGGCACAAGTGGACAGAAGTATCAGAGTGCTGGCGAATATCTCACGGAGACAGTAAAAAAGGCTAAGCCAAAAACCTGTAAGACTTTCGCTGAATTATTGGAAAATGAGAGCAAAAAAATAGAATCCTCGACCGACCAAAGCTAAGGATTCTATAAAGGGAAAAATCAAATAGATTTTTTTAATTGTAACATGATTTTAGAGATTATTCAATGGAGCTGATTATGATTTTAAGAAAATGCAGGCAATGTGGATGCGCTATAGATCCAGGAGAGGGCGTTAACGGAATATGCGAGGATTGTGTTAGGCAGTCGAAAATATTGAAGACCAGAGCCGGACAGCTTGAAGCCCTTGTTAAATGTACAGATTATAAGCAGATGAGCTTCAAAGATTTGGAAGCGAGCTAATCAGAAAGGAAAGAAAATGACAAGAGAGGAAAGAATCATGGAAACCCTTGAAAAGGTAATGAAGATTAACGAGGGCAGTTCAATGCATACACCATTTGTCCATTTGGAAGTGACCGGAGGATATGTTGATAGCATGAACGTTACTATATTCCCAGACGGATGGCACGGAATAGGTGACACTAAGGCAGACATGTGCTTAGTTTATTTCGACGCATTCGACGAAAATGAATACATGAGAATACACGCAGAATTAGACAAGCTTATAGAAGAAAAGGAGAGAACATGTTAGAAGTACAGATTAGCAGAAATAATGGAACTATAGATTTTAATTTCGAGGACTTAAAGGAGGCTCTTACAGCAGAGCTCGAGCTTTACAAGAACTTAGTCTTTACAGAAGACACAAAAGCAGATGCAAAGAAGACTGTAGCAGAGCTTAGGAAGCTCAAGAAGCAGATCAGTGACAAGAGGATAGAGGTCAAAAAGCTCTACATGCAGCCATACACAGATTTCGAGGCAAAGGTTAAGGAACTGGACAAGCTTATCAATGAACCAATCACTTTTATCAGTGAGCAGATTGATGCATTCGAGCAGAAGCGCATCGAAGAAAAGAGAGAGCTTATCAATGACATTTACCTTGAGCTTGTATCTGGCAGAGAAGATATAGCAGGATATGCAGAGCTTAACAGAGTGTATGACAGCAAGTGGGAGAATGCATCCACATCGAAGAAGACTATACAGGAATCGATTACCAACTATCTTGATGGTGTAGCCAATGACGTAGCAGCTATTAAGAGCATGGAATCAGAATATGAGGCCAAAGCTCTCATGAAATACAAAGAGACAGGTGTACTGTCAGACGCACTTCTCACTATCAGACAGTGGGAGAAGCAAAAAGAAGAAATCCTCAAAGCTGAGGAAGAGAAGCAGGCAGAGGCCGAAGCGGATGAGATACTTGATGCACCGGAGCCTATAGAGGAATTTATAGAGCCGACAGAAAAGAACGACATCATGAAGATGGCTAGATACGAGGTCAAGGTTGACCCATTCCAGCAGGCACAGCTTGAATGCTATATGCAGGAGTGTGGCATCCAGTACAGGAGGTTAGATTAATGGCAGTGCACGAGAAGCTAAAAGAAATACAGACGATGCTTAAGGCGCCGAAAAATTTATATAACAAGTATGGCGGATTCAATTATCGAAACGCCGAGGGGATATATGAGGCAGTTAAGCCTCTACTCAACAAGCTTGGCATGACGCTGATAATCAGTGATTCTATTCAAGCTGTAGGCACGAAGAATTATGTAAAAGCTACCGTGTACCTGACAGACTGTGAGACAGGCGAACAACTCTCTGCCTGCGCACTTGCAAGAGAAGCAGAAGTGAAAAAAGGAATGGATGACTCACAGATTACCGGTACCGCGTCAAGTTATGCGAGAAAGTATGCACTTAACGGGCTCTTTCTCTTAGACGACACCAAGGATGAGGACTCGGACGAGTGCAGGAAGTATAAAGAAAATAAGAGCAAGGCTGAATCAGCAGAATCGACACAGCCAGCAGCTTTTAAGCCTGCGACAGCTCAGCAGATTCATAAGATTAATGAATACATAATGGCCTACGCGGGTATGTGTGAAGGTGCAAGCGAGGGCGACATATGGAACACATTGAAAAAGAAGTACGGCTTTGCCAAGCAGTCAGATATTTCAAAGGAGCTTGCTGAACGGATAACTAAGCAGGTTGAAACTTGGTACAAAAAGAAGAAAGAGGCATAAATGGAAGTGACAGGAAGAGCTGTCGGAGCATCTATTGACTTCGACAGCGGGCACTTGAGAGTGACCTTTGAAATCAACGAGACAGAAAAAGCTAAGACAGAGTATGAGAAGATTAAGAGCTTTGATAAGCTCAAAATCAAGGCAGTCAGATATACACGGCGCCGGTCCCTTGACGCTAATGCCTACTTTCATGTGCTTGTTGGCAAGATAGCCGAAGCCCTGACAATCTCAAAGGCAAGAGCCAAGAATCTTATGATATGCAGATACGGACAGCCTCATGTGCTGCCAAGTGGTGAGCCTCTTATCTACAAGACCAACGCTCCTGAGAGCTACATGTACGAGCTCGAGACAATGCACTGCATAGCTGTCAAGTATGACGATAATGCCACGTTCTACATGGTATACAGAGGCTCACATACATACGATACCAATGAGATGTCTAAACTCATCGACGGCACTGTAGCAGAAGCCAAGGAGCTCGGCATTGAGACTATCACACCGACAGAACTGAAAGAAATGAAAGAGAGGTGGGGAGTGTGAAGAAATCAATAATTGTAGAGGATATGACCAAGTGTGTGCTGTGCGGAAGTCCCAACGTGGAAATCCACCACGCTATACACGGCACGGCCAACCGGAAGATAGCCGACAAGTACGGCTTAACTATTCCATTGTGTCACGAGCACCACTTGGGCGCACTCGGACCACACCTCAACAGAACTGTTGACCTGACATACATCAAAGCAGCTCAGAGAGCGTTTGAGTCAAAGGTCGGAACTAGAGAAGAATTTAGAAAGCTGTTCGGTAAGAGCTGGCTTTAAATGGTTGAGACACCTTAAGAAACTGTTTGGAATTGCGGATTTTATATCACGAAAACATCAGCAATTGTAAGCCCATGTTATCTCCGGTCTACCCTTTGACCGGAGGGAAAGGAGCACATGGATTTAGAGAGAATACCGGTCGGGCATCGGAATGCCATGAGCAGACCATCCAACCCGAACGATGATAGACGGCTCCGGGAGCAGATTGAGAAAGCCAACAACAACGGTGATTGTATCATCAATGTTGGAGACGGCTACTACAGACCGGACCCGAACGATATAGAAGATGAAGTGGAATTTAATGAGTATATGGCGAAAGAGCTTCATCGAGCGAGAGCGATTCAAAAGAAGAGACTCTCAATGAAATTGACATACGAAAGGTGGCGAGAAGTTGGAGTACTTATTAATTATACCGGGCAAGCTGCCGAACCTTAACGACTACATCAGTGCAGAGCGAGCTAACAAGTACAAGGGAGCTAAGCTCAAGGGAGAGTCGGAGGACATCGTATCAAGATGCATCCGGCAGCAGTTGAAGGGGGTACATATTAACAAGCCTGTGAGTATGGCTTATGTTTGGCACGAGTCGAATAAGCGACGAGATCTTGACAACATTTCTTCCTTCGGCCGGAAGGTGATCCAAGACGCGCTTGTTAAGATGGGCGTACTTGAGAATGACGGCTGGCAGAACATTAGGGGATTCAACGATGAGTTCAAAGTCTCAAAGGATGAACCAAGGATAGAGGTCCATATCTTCGAGGTGGAGCGATGAGAGAGAGCATAGTTTTTTATCGGAGTTTCTATGAGGCCATCAAGGAACTGTCTGCGGAAGAGTTCAGAAATGCAGTCATGGCGATAATGGAGTACGGACTCAACGATAGCGAGATTGATACATCCGGTGTAGCCAAGGCAATTCTGATAATGGCAAAGCCTCAGATAGACAAGAATAACAAGCGGTATGAGAACGGTTTGAGGGGTGGAACTAAACCAAAGCAGAACCAAAACGAAACCAAACTCGAGTCAAACTCGAACCAAACTCGAACCAAACTCGAACCAAACTCGAACCAAAGTGGAACCAAAGCGGAACCAAAACGAACCAACCCCGAACCTAATGATAATGTAAATGATAATGATAATGTAAATGTAAATGATATTAAAGAGAGTGAAGAGAAAAAGCCCCGCTTTTACCCACCCACCCTCGAAGAATTAAAAAATTATATCGCTGATAACAAGTACAACGTAGATCCTGAGCGATTTATTGATTATTACACAGCCAACGGCTGGACTGTTGGCAAGAATAGAATGAAAGACTGGAAAGCAGCTGTTAGAAATTGGGACAGAAGCCAGAAATCTGGCGGACGGATGAGGCAGGAATCGACCGCCAAAACCAAGTTTAGTAACTTCGAGCAGAGGTCTTATGACTACACTGCACTTGAGTCAGCACTAGGAGGTACTAATGAGCAGACAGAGTAGACAAGGGCGCATGAATGCCCACTACTGGCAAAATGAGGTGCAGAAAGCTCAGCTCGGAGATAACATAGCCAACCACATGGCATATATCTTCATGGAGATACTGTACGACAAGTTTGACCTGAGCTTCAGACAGCTTAAGAACTTCTACGACAGAGTAATCGAGCGGCGCAAGAAGTGGCAGAACGATGACGACCAGGAGCTGACATCAACCACGATGCTTGAATACTGCCAGAAGAGAGACATCAAGGTTGTCGATTGGGTGAAGAAAATCCCAATGAGCCACAAGCTATATATGGCTGACCTTGGCAAGAATAGAGCAGTACTCGGAGCTGACAGAAACATAGAGTCAGCACTCGTGGCTACGATGCTGCTTACAATACCGGTACTCAAACAGAGCTACAAGTTTAAGAACTCTGACATTCACGAGTTTATGAGATGGTGCGAGTATTTCATTGATTCTTACTGGAGAAAGCAGCCGGGCTGTAAAGATCATTATCTCAATGACGAGATGATACGCCAGCTCTTCATTGAGGAGGAACACTGGGACTTACTGAAAGGATGTGCAGTATGAGAAGTTTATGGATTTATTGAAAGAAGGTAGGAGCGAATGAGCGGAATTAAAGGCTATACAGCAGAAGAAATCGCACGAGATTCAAAGGAAAAACTTATTAGCGATTATGAATTTTGTAAGTGCGATTTAGCTGAAATCAGACAGCGTGAAAAAGAAATTGCAGATATAAGACTTGAGTACAATTCAAAGATAGTAAAGTACAGGATAGAAAGCGTAAATAGGGTTTTGGATTTTATTCGTGATGAATACAAAGCAGGCAGAATTTGCGACCTTGAAATACTATTGTGTCACTGTCAAAACAAGCTAAATGGCAATATTGACGGAATAGAATTAGACCTTGATGAGCATTTAAGAGGAGTTCTCTTTAAGAAAGCTGATAGAAATGGCTAACAAAGACTATGATTGCCATTGTTGGAACGATTATCCGAACGAGAATCATAAATACTACGGATGTTCAGATACACCGAAAAAGAGTGGTAAATGGAAGTGCGTAGATTGTTATGAGTATGTTGGAAAATCAAAATTCGGTGCTACTCATTGTAGGAGAAAAATAAAGGAGCGATGATAATGACGATTGATGAAGCAATACAAAAAGCTAGAGATAATGAAAATAGTTTCAAAAACAATCATAAGCTGAATTTAACATTAAAAAAGAAAAGCCCATACTATGGATTGGACTGCCTTAAAATTTCAGAAGATAACAAACATTTAGCTGAATGGTTAGAGGAATTGAAAGCGTACAGGGCAAATGAGGGAATGTCAGAAAATGTGTATAGATGTGGCTATAAATTTGGCTATAACAAGGCTGTTGACGACACTATAAAATCTATCAAAAAAGAATATGCCTTTACAATCTTGGAAGAAGAAAAGATTGATGAAATAGCCAAACAGTTGAAGAAAGCGAGTGATTCAGAATGAGTAAAGCGTACAGATGTGATGTTTGTGGCAAATTTTGTAGTAATTGTTATAAAATAACAGGTTTTGATATTTACCCTGATGATTACGCAAAAAGAGGCTATTCCTATGTTGATGAAAAGACAGTGATAAGTGACGTGTGCGAAGACTGTTACAACGATATCAAGAACTGCATTCACGATAAGATATTTGAAACAGTTAAAAAGCAGATGAAAGGTTTAATTAACTAAAATTCAAAGAAAGGAATTAAAAATGATTAAGACAGATAAAGGAAAGATTGAAATGAGAGGCGATATTGCAAGCATATTAGGGGGTGCAAGTAAAAAATGATTGAGGTAAAGGATAACAAAGTAACATTAACTGGCTCTACTTACGACCTCATGCAAGAGTATCAGGCGATTACGCTGAGCATGAAAAAACTGATAGAGGAAGACAATAGGACGGACATAGAGCCTGGCTATTTCGTTCAAGGACTTGCCTCTCTGGCACTTGGACGAGACTTCTACGCATGGATGAGTTCGGACACACCACCGAAGAATAGTAAGCATGTGCTCTTATCGTTCGAGAACTTCTCAACCCCGCTTGTGGGAAGATATGAGGAGGACAGCCACGGCGGGGCTTACTATATCGGAGACGATACAAGAACCTGTGGTTCGAATGGCATGATTGTTAATGCATGGATGAATCTGCCAACGCCGTTCAGAGAGGAGGAGTAGGATGTGTATCGAAGAAATGATAACACAGGCGGGGTGCGGTAGCACTAATACAGTTCGAAACTGAACTGCTGGAAAACGCTGAAAAGAATTGGCTACCATCTCAAACGAAGATGCTCAGGGCACTGATCGAGTGCACACTGAACGGAACGGATTACTCGGAAGAATATGAAAAGATGCAGCGTGAGCCTTAGGGCTTGCGCTGGGAAAGGGTAAAGAATGGAAAAGACATGTATTAGCTGTAGATATGCCTGCAAAGGCAAATCGGAAGAACCTTGCGTGAATTGCTGGCATAATTATAGAGATGAATGGCAAAAACTCACAGATGAGCAAATCGAACTTAAGAAAAATACTATTTTCGATTTTAGAAACAGACTCGAAAAGAGATTGTCTGACGCATTAAAAAGCAATGACGTCTTAAGTGTTGATAACTTAATTGCTGATGTGCAAAGTGAAATGTTAAAGGAGTTGGAAGATGAGACTAATTGACGTTGATGTAATGTTAGAAAGATTACAAGAATGGAACACATCTGATGATATGGATAAAGCATTATATCGTTTTACGTTTGACAGAATAATGGAACAGCCGACCGCCTGCGCACAGACTGAGGAAATAAAGTGGGTATCTGTAGATGACAAACTGCCAAGCGATGGTGATAGCAGATTTTACATGTGCCTCGTTGAAAACCACTTGGAAGATCCACCGATGTGTTGCCAGTACGAAGAGGAGTACGGATTTGGCTTTTGGAATGACATCTACGACCCGGTAACACTCGGCTTTGTGGACTCTGAATTTCAGACAATGGAAGAACTGCACTATGAAAAGGTACGTTACTGGATGCAGCTTATTGATCCACCAAAGGATGAAGAGGAGGGAGGCGAGAGATGTGAGACTAATTGATGCAGACAAATTGATAGAACATTTAAAAGATACTTACAACCACGAAAAGGATGTAATCAATAGCTATTGGCTTCTAAATACTCTCATCGATAAGGTAGATGAAGTACCAACCGCCTATGATGCGGATAAGGTTGCAGCACAGTTAGATAGAGAAAAATTCGTTGAGAGCGAGATTACACTATCAGATGTACACCAAGGATATAATGCTGGACTAAGCAGAGCAATAGAGATTGTAAAAGACGGAACAAAGTTGATATATCAAACTAACCTTAAGGAAGAAACTGAAAATGATAAATGGAGAATTGATAGTTGACAACTTCGCAGGTGGTGGAGGAGCTTCCACGGGAATAGAACTAGCAACAGGATATAG